TATTAAGCAACTGGAACAATTCCAGATGTTGCTAAACAAAGACCTTGACCGGAGTCAGGTCAAGAAAACACCGGACGGCAAAGCCGATGAATTACCAATCGGGGTGGTTGAAAATACCTTAGATGAGGTTTACAGCGGTCTTTGGAAAACATCAAACTTCAAATACCAAGTAATCGTTAACGAGCTTACAGCATCAATCACGCTTCATGTATTCCATCCTGTTGCAGGGGTATGGTTAACTAGGGACGGTGCTGCTGCTAAGGCTGTGCAAATGGTGTCATTGACACAAGAAGAAAAAGAGCAGATGACTAAACAGCAACGCAACCTATATGCACAAAGCCTTGAAAACAAGGTGAGTAATTGTATAGAAAAACAACTTCCGGCTGTTAAAGCCCTTGCAATTAAGAACGCTGCTAAGTCGCTAGGTGTAACATTCGGTCGCAACCTCAACCGCAAAGATTTGGACGATTACGAATACAGTTCAATATCCGACCAAGCCGAAGGCATGGAGGCTTTGGTGATGGAGGCCTTATCACTCGTTGAATCTTCAACACTAGATGAGGGGCGCAAAGAGGCAGGTAGGAAAAAAATCAATAAAACATCATTCAAGGCTTTGCCACGTTTGATTGAACAACTTAAAACTTTACAACCATGATTTACACCAACTTTATACAAGGGTCGCCACAGTGGCACGCCGCCAGATGTGGCAAGTTTACAGGTACTTCGGCCTGTGATATGATGAAAGAATCCGAAGCCTTTAAAACGTTACTAAACGAGGTCAAAGCTGAAAGATTGGCGGGCATATCTCAAGACGTGATCGACTCGAAAGTATATGAATATGTGACCGGATACGAAACAAAAAACCAACCTATCAACCTAAGCTACGGTACCATGATGGAGCAAGAAGCCCGCGAGGCTCTCGAAGAACATACCGGATTGTTCCTTGAGGAGGTGGGGTTTGTTACCCACGAATTATACCCTCACCTATTCGGCTCAAGCCCTGATGGCTTAGACTTCCAAAAGTGCGTAGGTGTTGAGATTAAATGCCCTGTTACATTAGTGGCACATTATAAGGTATTAAGTGTAATGTCGGCAAGTGATTTGAAATCATACAATCCCAAATACTATTGGCAATGTTTGTTTAACATGATCTGCACTGGGTTTGACACTTGGTTATTTGCTTCCTACCTTCCATTTGTGGAGGATAAATTGTTCACATTTACTTTATTAAAGGCTGAATGTGAGACTGATTACAATTCAATGATTAAGAAAATGGAGTATATTAATACATTAATAAATAAATAATATGAGCGTATCAATTATGGAAGCGTTACAAAACGCAGATTACAACCTAAGAAATAATGGTGGATTAGGTGCAATTTTGGCAAAAGAACAGTTACACAATGCTACTGTATTACTAGACAAAGGTTATAACATCTGGACTCAAATTGAACCCTTACTGGAAAAGTACGGAACGGTTGAGGATGTTCCGGAACTTGATGATAACGAATCAATTAACCAAGATAATTAACACTTTAATTTATAACACTATGTCTAAAATAAACTGCGACCTTATCAACGCTTCAATCTGTTTATCAGAACTCGAAGCAAGCCAATTCCAGCTAGGGAAAGATGGCAAAAAGTACCTAAACTTCTCTATCCTGAGCCGAAAAGAGCCGGACAAGTTCGGGAACGATTTAACCTTGACCTACAAAAAAGAGAAAGGGCAGGAAACCAAGTACATCAAAGGCAACGCTAAAAGCGTGAACTTTGAGGCACAGCCACAGGCGCAAGCCGATCCGTTCGAGAGTAAGGCAGATAAACAATATAATGACGATTTGCCCTTCTAACCTATGGACGAACATTTCAAAAACCAATTTCTTGAACAGGCCGGAGCCAAGACTCCTAAAACAAGGCTCTGGCCTCTGTTCCACAAAGCACTACACAGGTGCCGTATCTACGACCGTGTAACCGGATTAATGACAGACCGTAGTACATTTTTCTGGTACAACACAAACGCACGTTTGCGCTCGTTGCTTAATGACGAAGATGCAAGATTTGAGGTTAGGCAGCTTGACAAACCAACATTTGACGCTTTATGGTTACCTCGTTAGACATCCTCAAACAAATGGCTCTCGACCAGATGGCGGCTAAACATCCCAATATACCCCATAATTATCTGGTGATACCTAAGTACACCGACCGAACCGCAAACGGACTAACTAGGTGCATTATCGACTTCATACGGTTGGATGGCTACCAAGCCGAACGCATCAACACGATGGGACGCACTATTGATAACCGCAAGCGTGTTACCGATGTGCTGGGGCGCACTAAGTTGATAGGCTCCACTACCTACATACCAACGACCGGCACGAAAGGGAGTGCTGACATTAGCGCAACCATAAGAGGCCGCTCGGTTAAGATAGAGGTCAAGGTCGGAAAGGATAGACAAAGCCCAGAGCAAAAGGCTTACGAACTAAGCATAATTAGCTCGGGCGGGATTTACTGGATTGCACGTTCATTCGATGAGTTTTATAATAAATACTTAACCCTATTCCCATGATACGAAGCCCAACTACTTAAAGCTAAAGTCTCTCAGATGGAAACAGAATGTGCGGGAGGTGAGATGCCCGCACTTTATTAACGTATCGGGGCTAAACGCAGCCCTTTGAAAATTTAATGTTTAACCACTGTCGGCATTAGGGTTGCGTTTTAGCCCTTGTTACCGCCAGTTAATATTTAAAAATCAAATGAATTATAATGAAATTTTAAAACAAACAATCAACTCCTTTGATGAAGGTGACAGATTTGTTACAGATTCAAAGAGGGTGAAGTATATTCGTGAGGACATAGTTTTAAAAGCTATGGAAAATTCATTTCAGACCATTGAAGTACTTCCACAATCAGTTCAGGAAGCACTTAATTCTGGTGATGGTGTTTATCGCCCTTAATTGGAGGTAACACGTATATAAACGCAGTACAAAATTTTCACATAATGCTTGTATTTGATTGATTTTATTTGTATATTTGTAGCCATGAAACCGAGTGGAAGCGGTAACAAAAAACTTAATATTTACCTTCTGGCTGAGTAGGGATCTTCCACCCCGAAAGGTCAGAGGGTTTTTTATTTATGAAAAGTAAAGTTATAACTTATTCAGATGTTCAACTTAAATTAATTAAGGAATTTAATTGTTCAACTAGGGCATCTGTGGTTAGTAAAAAACAAAATGATAAAATAACTACACATGATGTACTAATCATTATTGAAAGGCAAAATAAAAAATGTTTTTATTGTAATTGCAGTTTAAAACACAAAGAGTATCAAATAGATCATTTTTATCCTAAATCAATTGGAGGCAAAACTGTAATTGATAATTTAGTTGCAACATGTAAATGGTGTAATACTATGAAAAATGCTTTAGATGGGCACGCATTTATACTAAAATGCAAGGTTATTGTTGAAAATAATCACCTAAACAAACTGATAAATAATTAGTTATGAAAGAAGGCTGGATTAAACTTCATAGAAAGGTTCTTGATTCGGATATGTACCGGACACTAACCAGCAAGCAAAGGGACGTATTAGTCGTTTGCCTAATCCTAGCAAACCATGAAACTAAGTCTTGGGTTTGGGAAGGCAAGCAAGTTAAGGTAAAGGCTGGCAGCTTTATAACCTCCTTAGAATCTTTGCAAAAATTTTTAGGAAGTGATGTAACTTTGCAAAATTTACGAACTTCGCTAAAACTCCTAGAAAAATGGGAATTTTTAACAAGCAAATCAACAAACGCTGGAAGGCTTATAACTATCTGTAAATACGAACATTACCAACACGAAGACAAAGCAACTAACAAACAAACTAACAGGCAACTAACAAGCAACCAACAAACAGCTAACAGGCAACTAACAACTACTAATAATATAAAGAATGTAAAGAATTATAAAGAAGAAAAGAAGGCCGACTCAAAAGAGTCTTTTGAAGACCCAAATGAAATTTATAGAAAGGGGTACAAAATCCTATGAAACAAATTCAACTAATACCACCCCAAGACATAGAAGTCGAGTCTGCAATATTGGGCTGCCTGATGCAATCGCCACAATCCATTCATGAGGCAATATGGTTTATTAAGCCCGAGATGTTTTACAAAGAATCACATCAACAGGTTTATACTGCCATTTCACAACTATACAACGAATCAACATCTATTGACCTGTTAACCGTTACCGACAAGCTCCGCAAGAACGGAACACTAGAATCCGTTGGCGGTGCCTATGCTGTTAGCATTATATCCAGCTCAGGGCAGTACACATATAACCTTGAGTTTTACCAAAAAATACTTGCTGAGAAATGGATGAAGAGGGAATTGATAGCGTTTTGCACCCAGACAGCACATGAGGCATATTCGGACACTACCGACCCATTCATGCTGCATGAACACCTACAATCCAAGCTACTCAATATTGACATGAACGTTACAGATACCGTTCAGCGTGTTGATGAGGTTATGAAGGAAGTTTATGAGCGTATCGAAAAGAACTATACAGGAGAGACCACCGGAGTAAAAACAGGTTTTACAAAGTTTGACCAATTTAGCGGAGGTTTACAGCCTAGCGACTTGGTAATAATTGCAGCCGAATCCTCTCAAGGCAAAACATCTTTAGCCCTTAACATCATGAACAATGCTTGTATGCAAGTTCCTGTTGGGATAGTATCCTTGGAAATGTCAGGCTTACAGCTTGGGGCTAGGTTGTTAGCAATTGAATCAGGTATCGAAGGCAGGGCAATCCAGTTTGAAAGGCTGGCCAATGAAACGATGGTACAGGTTCAAAGGTACATTGGTGACCTTGAGCAACGCAATATCTTTATTGATGCAAAATGTTCTAGCAGCTTTACACACATAAAAAGCTCGATCAGGCAAATGGTTATCAAGCATAAATGCAAGGTTATTTTTGTAGACTACCTTCAAATGATAAGCGGAGCCGATAAATCACAGAATAGGGCGCAAGAGGTATCCGCTTTGGCCTTTGCCTTTAAGAATTTAGCCAAATCCCTTGACATTACAATTGTATTGATTAGCACCCTTCGCAAGGTTGACAATAACTCAAGCCATTACCCAACCAAGGCAAGGCTCAAGGAATCTGGCGACATTGAATACGCTGCCGACATTATCCTATTCGTGTACTACGATGCCGAGTACAACCCAAACAAACAGATACAGGTCATGGGTCAAATGGTTGACAATGAAAACATAGCTGAAATTATAATAGCCAAAGGCCGCAATATTGGAACTGGCGTACTATGGCTAAACTTTGACAAAGCAAGAACTAAATTCACTGATTATGAAACTAATATACCTTTTTAATTATGAAACTCTTAACTAAACTATTCCCCAAACGCAAGCCCGATTTCCAAATCAGGCTCGAAGTACAACTGGAATACGAACAAACGTTCCGGTTGCTACAATCCGAACTAAAGGCAAATAAGGCCAAATTACGCACTATTTCCGCTTTAGTGGCACAATGTACCACCCAAGGAATAATAACGCATGAGGAAGCGTTAAACAAGATTGAGGAGGTGTTGAAATGAAAGCAAAACTATACTTTGAGCGAGGCTCAGAACTATGCTACACCAAGTTCGCCATCCTTGAGCGACTAAAGGAACAGGGATTAAGGCAGGTTGAAGTGTTTGAGGCCGAGAAAGAACACGTCCCAGGCTTCAGGTGGTGCAGGTATAAAGGCGATATGATTGAAACCGGATCATGCGACCGGACGTGCGAGGGATACAACCCATGCAACGGCCGCTCCGGAAGGTGTAGGCACTTGGGGAATAATTTTTACACGCCTACGGATAAGAAGGTGATTATTAAACTTAAATAACCATGACACTCAAACAAACAATCAAACTACTTGAATATCACAACAATTGGCGCAGGGGGTATTCTACACCTATGACCAATCCTAAAAAGCTAGGCGTTGCGATTGATGTTGCAGTAGCTGAACTAAACCAAATATCCGATTACAAAGCTATAATTAAAGCACTTAGAGGCACAACAACCGTAGCAAACGAATCCTTTATGGATGATTACTACATAGTTGTCAAATGTTGCGGAGTCGGCCCAATAACCAACGAAAACTACTGCCCTCAATGCGGGCGCAAAATTCTTAAGCCATGACCAACACCCACAACCCTAAATTCAAGGTGCTATCAATTACGCTATACGATGTAGAGTATGAGGATGGCCATAAGCGAGCCAACTACCTAACCACTATCAACAAAACCAAACTAGTGGAAGACATAGAAGATTACAGGCGGCTGTTGGCACTCAAGTACAGTCGTGACCTAAACAAGACAATTGAAGTTGAACTAACGTATCATAATTTAACACAATGAAAGTATTAATAGCGTGCGAAGAATCGCAAGAAGTTTGTAAGGCATTCCGCAAACTAGGGCATGAAGCTTATAGTTGCGACATTCAGGAATGCTCAGGCGGACATCCTGAATGGCATATACAAGGGGATGCGATTCAGGAGGCATACTCAGGCAAGTATAAACTAATGGTTGGTCACCCCCCATGTGATTTTTTGAGCAATGCTGGCGTCGGTTGGTTTAATGTGGTGAAATACGGTGATAAAGCTGTTAAAAGATGGAAGGATAGAATTGAGGCAGTTGAATTTTTCTTAACACTTTGGAATGCCCCGATTGAATTTATTTGCTTAGAAAATCCAATCGGATTCATGAGTACGGTAGGATTACCACCTAACCAAGTTATTGAACCATATTATTTTGGCGACCCACATAAAAAGAGGACAGGGCTTTGGTTGAAGAATTTACCAAAACTTAATTATGTCATAAAAGAAAACTTATTTGAACCTATTACAGCCTGCGACGAACCTACACCATTGTACATAGACAAATCAGGTAAACCTAGATATTTCACGGATGCAATTAAAAATCATGGTGGGGGGGCTGAAGGTAGGCGAAAAGCAAGGTCAAAAACATTTCCAGGCATAGCAGCCGCAATGGCGCAACAATGGGGAGGTACACTATGAACCAACGACACGGGGAAGCCCTTAAATACTTAGAACATCCAGCAGGCCACCGGAGGCCGCTGACCAAGGAACACCTTATCCACGGTGACATCTCCGACAAGGTGGAGGTAATAATCGACAGCCGTACACGTATCTATGTGTCACAGGGTACAGACATTGAAGAAGCGAGGCTAAAGTGGCTAGAGGCGCATAAATTTAGTTTGACACCGACGGAGGCATTATGCAACCAATAAGCGAAGCCCACCTAATCGACTGCATGGAGTTCATGCTTACAATACCGGATAAGTATTTTGAACTGGCTATTGTTGATCCGCCTTATGGGATTAGATTTAGCGATTATGAGCGTGGAAGTAGTGGAATAAAAGTAAAAGAACGCTACACGAAAACAGGGAAAAAAGACTGGGATAAAGGAATACCAACAGATGAATATTTTAAACAACTTTTTAGAGTAAGTAAAAACTGCATAATTTGGGGGGGCAATTACTTTGATTTACCGCCTACACAATGCTTTATTTTTTGGTACAAACAAAATCCTGTGCCAAATTTTGCAGATGGTGAACTGGCGTGGACTACATTTAAAAAACCTGCTGTGTGTATTGATTACAGATATTACGGAAACTTGCAAGGCAAAAGTAGTGTAGTGGATGCAAAGATACACCCAACGCAAAAACCGATTGATTTGTACCGTAAAACATTGAGTATATTTGCTAAACAAGGCGACAAAATACTTGATACCCACATGGGAAGCCAATCGAGTAGAATAGCTTGTTGGGACGGTGGTTTTGATTATTGGGGCTGTGAACTTGACCCCGAATACTACGAACAGGGCTGTACTCGGTTCAATAATCACATCAAACAGTTGACAATTGCCTTTTAAAGTATTAACTTTGCCAATTGAATATTCAACATTGTATCATATGCCAAAAGGCGGAGCAAGAATAGGGGCGGGGCGCAAGTCCAAGCAGACAGAGGACGACATCAGATCGCGTCTCAGCCCTTATTTAGGCAAAGCAATTGCCACAGTTATAGAGATTTGCGAACGTGGGACTAAGGAGTCCGACCGATTACAGGCCGCTAAACTTATAATCGAATACTTGTACGGCAAGCCTAAACAAACCGTTGATACCAACATCACGGGCATCAACCCAACTATTACGGTCGTTTCTCAACAAGATGCAAACGCTTTAAAATCAATCTTCGATGGGGCTAATCTACCAAACGACTAAGGGATTACAGGACGGTAACAGGTACGTTATAAACGAGGGCGGCACTCGCTCTGGCAAAACCTTTGCCGTCTTATCAGTCCTAATCTCAATCGCTTGTGTTAACAAGGTAGTTATTTCCGTAGTCTCCGAAACATTCCCGCACCTCCGCAAGGGTGCGATACGTGATTTTCAAAACATCTTACAGGATTGGGGATTATGGAACGAAACACAATGGAGCAAATCAGAATCTACCTATAACTTTCCGAGTGGGTCTATCATTGAGTTCTTTAGCGTAGATTCACCGGGTAAAGTACATGGGCCAGCACGTGACATCCTTTTTATAAACGAAGCCCAGAATATCAGCTATGACATAGCACGCCATCTATTCGTGCGTACAACCGGAACTATCTTTATTGACTTTAACCCAACGCACGAATTTTGGGCGCATACCGAACTAAAGAAAGATGAGCGCTGCAAGTGGATTCATTCAACGTATAGGGATAATGGATACCTCACCCCTGAGCAGGTTCGAGAAATCGAACGCAATCGACACAACGCCGCTTGGTGGACTGTTTACGGAGAGGGTCAAATCGGGAAACTTGAGGGGCTTGTTTACCCACAATACGAACTAATCGACACCATGCCGGATGGCGATGGGATATTTGGCCTTGACTTCGGTTATACCAATGACCCCGCGGCTGTTGTTCGGTGTATTGTTAAAGGCGATAACCTGTACTTGCATGAGGAGGTTTACGAAACTGGCCTGTTGAACTCAGCACTTGTGGACAGGTTAGCAGGTGCCGGTGTGCGAAAGAACTATGATGAAATCTTTGCCGATAGTGCAGAACCCAAAAGCATTGATGAGATAAGCTCGTATGGTTACAATGTAAAGAAAGCCGACAAAGGGAGCGATTCAGTCCTTGCAGGTATCCAGTTTATCAACGGATTCAAGATACACGTCACGAAATCAAGCACTAACCTTATCAAGGAATTACGTAGCTATACATACGTTCAGGACAAGGACGGCAAATTTACCAACAAACCCATTGATGACTTCAATCACTCACTTGATGCTGTTAGGTATGCCGTCTTCACAAAATATCGCAACCGTGTCAAAGAGCAAAAAATAATAGTACCTTTACAACGTAATTACAGAAACTTCTAACCATATGAAAACCCTAAAAAACATCTTCTTAGCCTTAGTCGGTACCGCCTTGATTGGCGAGTACCTGTATCAATCACATGAGCCCATTGGCGTGATACTCTTTGAAGTGTGCGCTATGTGGCTTGGGTATTGTATCGCAACAATCATAGACGACAACCGATGAAACTATTAAAACAAATGGCTCAAGCCGATAAGGAGGGTCGTGTTCGTGGTGCTAAAACGAAGATAGAACATACTACGATTGCGTTAATTATGTATACATTAATTACAATAGGAACATTGTTTAATGTAATCAACTTCACAGCCTTTATTATTATGACGTTGGTTTACATATACTTCATATATGAATATGGAAAGCACAAAAAGCCTATTGATGAATTAGTAATACACTACAATAATTGCGATCCAAAGCAGTCAATCAAAGACCTTGATGGTAAAATAATGAGAATCAGTATAAATGTTTCAAACACAGACAACAAATGAAACTATTTAAAATCTTCAACAGGTCAACACCAACGCCGCCACGTGAGGAAGGCAGGGCTGTTACTTACCTAATCAAGACAATGCCGCCACGTATCTTGGGGCTAGACCTCAAGGACTGGTGGGATGCCGTGCTGAATGCAAGGGATGTGAATTTCCCAAAGTGGTATCCTATCCAAGAAATTTACGACAAGGTGATGCTGGACGGTCGGTTATTCGCCACTATCCAGAAGCGTAAACTTGCGCTGCTTAACCTTGATTTGGTTTACAAGGTCAACGAGCAACCTGATGAGGAGGTTAACAAGTTTGTCAGGCGGCCTGAGTTTTACTCTTTGCTCAACAACCTTATAGATACCTTGTTCAGGGGATATACAGTTGTCCAAGTTAGGAATGTAAACAACACATTACAGTTCGATGTAATCCCAAGGGAGTACATTCAACCAGACCTTAAACAGTTGTTAACCTCAAAGACCAACCAGACAGGACAGCCGCTTGAGGAGTTCCAAGGGGTTATCTTCGTGGGCAACGGTCAAGACTTAGGACTGTTAAGCGTAGCGGCTCAGTATGCTATCTACAAGAGAAATGGCTTTGCCGACTTCGGCCAGTACATTGAACGCTACGGGCAGCCGATTCAACAGGTAACATACGAGGGCAATGACCCGAACATCAAGCAACAAGTGCAATATGGTATTACCAACATGGGCAGCGGTGGCCAGATTGAAGTACCTAAAGGCATTGAGATAAAGTATGACAATCCAGCAAGCAGCTCGAACAACGACCTGTTTACCCAATTCATTACCTCGACCAATGAGGAGTTAACTATCCTAATCCTAGGCCAGCTGATGACTACGGAGAAAGGGGCGAACTACCAAGCAGGGGTACAGCGCAATGTTGAGGAATCAATATTCAGTGCCGATAGGGTTTGGATGCTTAATGTGCTGAACTGGCAAGTTAAAAACGTGCTGTTTCCAATGTTCGGCTTCAACACGGCAGGCGAGTTCATGTATGAGGAAACCGAACGAAAGGACAGGAAGACTTTGATTGAAGAGGATAAGCTGCTGAATGAAATCATACCACTCGACAAATCAGAATTATACGAAAAGTACGGAGTTAAGGCTCCTGTAACTACTACCACCACAACCATATGATAACAATCGACATAAACGGCACTAAGTACAGCCTCAAATCCAAGTGGAACGACATTACTATCGAAGAATGCCAAAGGCTTGAGGCTATCGAAGTGCCTGAACGGTTCACTAAATTGTTACGTGGTGACATCAAAGAATCAGATGTAACATACGAGGAACAGGTTAAGTCATTCCCACAGTACTTTGGCCTTGTGTTGTGCGAACTTGGGAACATTCCCGCAGCCGTTATGAACAAGGTCACATGGGCAGACCGGACGGCCTTGTATAGTTTGGTGTCCGGTATCATGGCGGACATACAAACCAGATCGGGAGCATCACACCACTACACTAACAAGGTGCAATTTGAACACAACGGCATAACTTACAAACTCGATGAAGAGTGTAAGGTATTGGACGCACTTATCCCCATGCCAAACACAACAGCTGTTGAGTTTGTCGAGCAGTCGGATTTATTAATCACCCTTAACAACTTCAAAGAATCGCTAAGTACCAATGCTGCTATGCTTTGCGCTATTGCCTTGCGTGACAGGTCGAAAGAGTACAGCGAGCGGGATGTGCTGATGTTGGCCGAGCAATTCAAAACGCTGAAGATGTCTGACTTCTGGGAGGTTTTTTTTTCGCTCAACGTTCACACCATAAGGCGTGTGCTTTACATAGCGCAATCTTTAGCTTCTCAGGCAAAGGCAGTGGGGGCGGGGGTAGCTCCGAACTGCTTATCTATGAACTGGCAACCGCCAACACAGCCGGCACCGTGCAGCATATCAAACGAATGAACGTACATGAGTTTTTGAACACATTAGAACTGAAACGGAAATGGGACAAATTGATTTCGCAGAGCTACGAGAAGCACAAGTAACCGACACAGAACGCCAGGCACAAGTACGCATCTTGGACTATCTGAATAATATGCTATGTGAGTGCGAAAAGCCAGCAAATTTTACTATCTTTGTAACTAAATTGAAAACTGAACTAACTAATAATGAATTGACGGTATGAGCATAGTAACCATTTCAGCAGCTTTCAAAGCAGCGGCCTATTCAGCAGGGTTTGCAACAAACAATGTGTTGTTTGATTATAGCGAGGGCATAAACCCAAACCGCAAGGCTACGGACTTCCCTGTTTTGCTTTGCGTGCCTCCCGAGGTGCCAATAGCCGTCAACAAAGACTATTACCGAACCACTTTAAACATCTTTGCATTTAAGGGCGGCGATGTACAAGAAACCGTTTGGGGCGAACTCGAGGCATACATAAAGTCTTGGGCGCAATACGTAACGAGCCAAAAGAGCCTGATGCGGATTATTGACATAAAGTGCCAATACTTGGTAAAGGGGCAATCGGTTAATGATGTGTACGCTGTTAAGGCATCCGTGCAAGTTGAGGTACAATGTCAAAGCAATACAATATGAGTACAGTTATAGACTTCCTTATCCCAGAACTCCAAGCCGAGCTAGCGACACAGCAGCACAACGCCACGGGGACGGCTTCGGCTTCGCTTGTTGCTGAACGTGATGATGAGGGCTATGTGATTAAAGGTGTCGGTTATTTGTATTGGGTCAACTACGGGCGAAAGCCTGGAAAGTTCCCCCCGCTTGATGTTATACGTAGATGGGTAGAATTGAAAGGCATAGCAAGCGGCAAGGCAGTTGCAAATGTGGCGTTCCTGATCGGTCGGGCTATCATGCGAAAAGGCACACCCGCAAAGCCATACGTAGCTTGGGGCGAGGGCAACAGTTTAGAAAGAAAGGATTTTATCACCCGAACAATACTTAGAAACAACGACAAGATTGTTGAAGCCGTTGGCAAGGATTGGGAAGGTGTTATTTTTGAAAAGTTTAACAAGGAGGTTGAAAATGCAAGCAAGTGAATTAAGAATTGGGGATTTTGTATTTGAAAAATATTCAGGGGTAATGATTGTTTCGGCAATTAATCCTCAAAAAAGAGTTGAGAGTGATAATGATTGCGTTTATTTGAAAAAACAATTAGAATTGCCATCTGGGTATTACAATTGTGAAAAAATTGAACCCATCCCGCTTACAGAAGAATGGTTGGTTAAGTTGGGGTTTGAAAAAAACGAAACAGGATTTTATTATAAAGGTAGATTTACATATCATAATGAATATGGGTGGAAAATCCTTGAACAATGGGTAAAAAACTGGGTAGGTGTTTCTGAACTTAAATACGTCCACCAACTCCAAAATTTATACTTTTCTTTAACCGGAGAGGAGCTAACCATATGAGCATAACAATAACCTCCACCCCAGCACAGGCCAACCACGCAGCGTTTAATCCTGTTGAATATTCGGTAACGACTACAAGGTGGAATACCGAAGCCGCTAAATCTGTGTCTAGCATAGCCAACTCAGGCGGTAAGGTCAAGGCTACCACCTCCACAGCCCACAGCCTCGAAGGTAACGATATTGTAGCAATCGCAGGATTCACCGGATTGACACAATTATATAGCCGTATAACCGTTGTTGATGCCGATGAAGTAATCTTACAAGATATTCCATATGTGGCCTATGCTTTGAGCGGTGCCACCATAACGAAGTATATCAACAACCTCTATATCAAAGCACAGGTTAAATTAGGCAGTACGGTTATTGCAGCCAAGTATAATAAAGTTCCATCTGATACAGGCGTGTTTACATTCGATGTGTCCGGTATCTTGGGCGACTATATCAACATGAACAATGCAGGACTGGATAGTTCGGACACAACGGTACAGGCTATTGTATCAGGTGCTACGAATGCAAGCGTACAATATACAATCACGTTCAGCGAGTATTACGATGACGCGTACGGACAGAGCTACCTAGGCAGCACGGCAAATCAAACAGTTATAGGCGGGGCTGTCATGGTTGCCCACAACTTCGCAGTTCAAACCGGAGGGGCTTTCACCGACTACATCCTTGGAAGCACAAGCAAGAAACTATTAACAAACCTCAAGACCAGATACCTACGTACAGGAGAAAAGCATACATTTCAATTCATTACAACCGAGTCGAATGTTAGGCTTCGCATAGTTCGCTATGTTGGTGGAACTGGCACCGCAACTATCGGGGGCAACGTGGCAATATCGAACAACCGAGGAACGGTTACGATTGACAGCGCAGTATTCACAACAGGCGTAACGATGGCAGAGGTAACAATACTGAACACATCAAACACGGCCATAAGCGAAACCTTGACATATTACCCAGATTCTTCAAGCGTCCGCACCACATCAAGGGTGCAATTCAAGAACCTGTTAGGCGGCTGCGATTCGTTGTACTTTAATGACAATGTACAGAATCTTGAGGCTCAATCAAGTGCTATAAGGACAACAGGCAGTTGGAACACCTACTTTGTTGATAATGATAATGTTTACACACTTGAGATGAACGCAAACAACATAATGCTTGCTTGGTTGGAGGAGCTGAAACTTAGCAAGGTAGTGTATTTTAATTCAGTACGTTGCAAAATAGTTGACGGCAATATGGTTGTACAAAGTAGGGATTTCACGACATTTGTATTAACTTTGAAAGCTGGTCGCAAATTGTTGAACTAATGAAGAATCTAACCATCACCATAAACGGCTTACAACTCGAGGTTGAACAAACCCCTGCCTATGTGTCGTTCAGTGTTTCGGACTTCGATTCATTTTTCACCGTTATAGCTAACAAGACGAATGTATTGAAAGTACCTGCTACTCCGCTAAACAACACAATACTAGGGCGGTTGCAGGAACTGAACACAACCGACTTGCAGGCCTATACGGCTGTTGTACGTTCGGATGGTGTCGAGTTTACAGGCAAAGTTCGGGTAACACCTGCCGAATATGATGGTAAAAGGTGGTGGTATGGGCTTCAGGTGGTTGGTGGTAATGGTGATTGGGTCAAGGAACTGGAGAATGAGCAACTGAACACAACCGATATGAGCTACTTACACCATACTTACAACGCAGCTAGTGTGGTGGGTAGCCATTCAGGCCTAAAGGATTATGTTTATGACTTAGCCGACCGTGGTCAAGAACAGAAAGCGGGGGAATTCATGCTTATAGACCGTTACCCTGCCATCCGGTTGAGGGCAATACTTGAGGCTATATTTGCCGAGAAAGGTATTAAGTTGATTAGCAACTATATCTATTCGGATTACTTCAATAAGAAATTCCTACTATTCACGCAGGATAATAACCAGTTAGCCAATGAGGACTATAAGCTAGAGAATATATACAGACAGCCGATATTTACCCAGACGCATACGCAGACAGTTGGCAGTAATTCGATGGCAGTTATTACGCCGTTTTACGGTGCTTCGTTTAACTTCCTATCCTCCGCTGTTTACACGATTACCGAAGAGCAAGCGGTCAACCATAGGTTTGAAACACAGATTAGGTTTAGGTACTACCGGCCTAATACAAACGTTATTTTTGTATGTGGCTCAGGGGTGGCTGGATGTGGTAGCAATGTTACAATAGGCATTTACAAAGGTGCTACGCTGTTAAGTTCCTCGACTTACAACTACTCAAATGCGGCTTGGAACTCGTTTATTACAACAACCGTACAAACGACATTCACACAGATGGCAACTGGTGACAATGTTACGGTTCAAATCTCAGTCGATGGCTACTTCAAGAACCTGACCGCTTCACCCATAAGCGTGAACTTCGAGGTTGAACAAGTGACAGGCAACTATTTGCGCAATTATACCAGCCCTTGGTTTGCCGAGGGTGCGACCGTAACGATGGATAAGGTGCTGCCAAAGGACATGAGCAAGCTAGACTTTGTTAAATGGTTGGCAGGCAAATACGATTTGATGTTCAACTACAACACAGAGGAGCGAAAACTGTATTGTGAGAACCGGATCAACTTTTACGAATCGGATTCGGTGGAGTGGTCAAACCTTATCGACCTTGACGGGGCTATAACCATTGAACACACTATCCAACCCGAGAACGATGTACTAGAGATTGCCTATTCCCAAGATTCAGCAGACCGAAGCCAGTACCGGATTAGAAAGCAAGAGGTTTACCGCACAACGGTTGGCAATGCTTTAACCGAATCAGGTATTGAACGGATCGAACTTGAGGATTCGGACACGATATTTGCAAGGCAGTCAAGGTTTGGTTTAACGCAAACCTACATACCTACACTATGGAGCGAGCCAACCAAGAAATCAGAGGATTGGATAATTAACGGATTATTGGTTTACCCCGAACAATCGTTCATGTTTAATCTTCGGGTATTGGATTACGAGGGCTTGGTAGTGTTGCCTTCAGGTGACTCTTACAAGTTTGAAAATACTACATATGTAACCTACCCTAAGTTTGAACGGGAGTCAATTGCTGACCTGGTCGATTCGATGTGGGATTATAAGATACGGCTTAAGAAACAAGCTAAACGGATCACTTGCTCAATGCTGTTAAGCGATTCGCAGATTAACAGGGTTCGTGCCTGTGTTGATGGTGCAGACCTCCGCACACCGGTAATTGTTCGCCTGGCAGGGATAGCGGATTCATTGTTTACAATTGAATCAATTGAAGACTTTAACCTACTGGTCAAAGAGCCGACACAGGTTAGGCTTGTCGAAGCGTTCTTCAACACTACGTTGATAACTGGCGCACCGAGCTACTTAACGGATTACGGGGACGGCCTAATCATAATAAATGATGATGGCGACAAAATGATTTTAAAGGGCGAAGGCTCTCAAGAAATAACCGAATTAACATAAAATACCATGCCAGACCAAAGACCGTATCAATTTGATGAATTATCAACACCAACAGGCGATGAGCTTGCAATTGTTGACCTAAGCACATATGCAAAGGCTCAAGTAATTAAATTGTCGAACATACTTGAATACCTGAAGGCTTCGCTTGTTCCATTCACTGGGGCGGCACAAGATGTTGATTTAGGTACGATGAATTTTGAAACGACTGGGTACGTATCTGGTAAGAAGTCGGGGTGTTTCGCTTATCTCACAGCAGATGCGATTACAACCATAACAACTGCAAGTACTTATTATGCAATTGGTGGGATATTCAATAACGATATTGCAGAGAACTTTACAGCCGTTGCAACACCTGCAATTAGGTATGACGGCACAGTCGCCCAGTACTTCCATATCCAATACCATGCCTCTTTTAAATGCAACGCAGGGGCAACCGTGTTAATCGGTATCAAGAAAAACGGGGTGCTTGAAGCTGGTTCTGTTATGGGTCAATATACCAAGAATGCCGGTGAGTTGTATCATTGTTCAGGCACTTGCGTAGTATCACTCGAAGAGGATGACGAAATACAATTAGTTTGCACATCTTCGACAAATGGCGACCAAGTTAATATGTACTATTTTACAACAACAATCTCTGAATTTTACGACTAATGGCAGAACAAGAAATAGTTTACCGCATCAAGGTAGTCTCTGACGACACCGGAAAGCTCGCTGAGTTAACGGCCTCGCTAGCGGAGGTCAACAAGCAAAAGGATGAGCTAAACAAGAAAATCAAGAAAGGCGAGGAACTGACGGCAGCCGAGAAACAACAGTTTGCCGAGTTGACCGCACAACAAAAGAACTACCAGCAAGAGATTCGCAAGACTACCCAAGAGATTGAGAAAGGGGTAAAGGCCAATAAATTGAGCTCCGATTCATTGGGCGCAATGCGTTTGAAGCTCTCAGAGATGCGTGCTGAGTTTGAGAAGTTGAACCCAGCGACCGCAGCGAGCAAAAAGATGGCTAGCGAGATTGGTAACTTGCAAAAGAAAATCAATGATGCGGATTTTAGCACAAAGAACTTTAGGGGGAATGTTGGGAATTATGCGGGGGCTTTAGACGCTGCGATTGCGAAAACTGGGTTAATGAATACGCAAATGGGCACAATGGCTAATGAGGCAGCTGGATTAATTACAAAGTTTGGGGCATTAGCCCCTGCTGTTGGGGCTGTGGGTGGTGCTGTTGCATTGTTGGGTCAGTATTTTACATCAAGTTCCGAAAGGGCAAATATGGCAGCCTTAGCAGTAACTGCATACAAGGGGGCGTTATCAGATATAACGACAAGCCTAAACAAAGAGCTTGACGTAATAATAAATCCAAAAGACCGTGGCGGATGGGCTAACATTTATAATCAGGCGGCAAAGCAGTTTACATTAATACTGACACATGATATAAAAATGGCCGAATCGGTTGATAAAAATAATAAGATTAGGGCAGATGCTACAATTCAACTGCAAAAATTAAAAGGAGCTGAGAGGGATTTTTCCATACAGCGGGCAGCAGATGAAGAAAAGGTTTCAGAATTAAAACTAAAGACACGTCAAATTGATAAATATACAGCTGCTGAACGGTTAGAGTTTGCAAAGGAGGCTATTAATTTAGAGGAAAATTTAGCTAACAGAGAAGTTGAATTTGCAAAAACGAGACGAGATAATGAAGTTGCTATTATAAATTTGGTAGATAAAACTGGAGCGAATAAAGATAGAATAGCCGAACTTGAGCGCAATGTGTACAATGTGCAGACTGAGCGCAATAGAAGGATGTTAAGGCTTGAACAAACTAGGGCAAGATTGGCTAAAGGCTTAGTTGACGATGAAGTTGAGGCAATAAGTAATCTAACTAAAGAGGATAACAAACGTCAACAGGAGTTGAAAAAGCAATCTGACGAACTGCAAAAACAATACGATGCTACACAGAAATTAATAGATGCTGAGGCTGAAAGGGCAACCTCGTTAAAGTCAGCACTTGATGAACTTATTGCCTTTTCGCAGGAGTATGATAAAAAGCAAGCAGATGCAAGCAAAAGACTTTTGTTTGTAAATAAGCCCGAAGAAGACAGCGCAGAAATAGAGGCTATTGATGCTCTTTCAGATTATGAGATTAAAAAGATTCAAGAAACTGAAGAGGGTAAACTTGCTATGCTCAAAGCCTATCAAAAGGCTGGGCTGATAAGTCAAACCGAATACACGGACAAGGTAGCAGAGATTGAACAGGCTGCCAATGCACAGCGTGTTGATGCCTTGGGTAATACCCTTAGTACTATGGCTGGCCTATTCGAGGAGGGGACAACCGAATACAAATTCTTTGCCTCCGCTCAGGCAATACTTGACACTTACAAGGCTGCTAACTTAGCCCTAAGCTCAGCGCCTCCACCGTTCAATTTCATTCTAATGGCTTCAACGATTGCAGCTGGTTTGGTTAACGTGGCTAAAATCAATTCGACATCTACAAAAAAAGCAGCTGATGGTGCCTACTTGGAAGGGGCTAGTCATGCTCAAGGCGGTATAATGATAGAGGCCGAAGGAGGCGAGGCGATTATCAACAAACGCAGCACGGCTAAATACTTACCCTTGCTTAGCCGAATAAATACCGAGTTCGGGGGCGTTCCATTTGCTGAGCGTGGTATGTACGTTCCAACTATGCCCGACTTCGGAGGTATAAGCGGGGCTAAATATCAGGATATGCTAGGGCAGCAGCTTAATGATATGTATAGTAAAATCACTCAAATACCTGTCACGGTTTTGGAAAAGGATATTACCTCTACACAAAGACGTGCGAGGGTTGCACAATCACAAGGGAATGCTTAACTTTGCTGAACTAACTATACTACTATGAAAGCATTAATTTTTTACTCAGGTGGCAAAGATTCTCAAGCCGCCTTGATTTGGTCAATTAAAGAATATGGCCTGAATCATTGCGAGGCGGTGTTTTGCGATACCGGACACGAACACCCATTAACGATTCAACATATCCATGAAACAACACAGCAATTAGGTGTTAAGTTGACAATACTGAAGTCAAAAAAGTATGATGGTATGTTTGACCTTGCACAGAAAAAAGGCCGCTTCCCGTCAACAAAGGCTAGGTTCTGCACGGAGGAACTAAAGAGTAAGCCTGCTATTGATTACGTGATTTCACATTCTGAACACTTAATAGTAATAGAGGGTATCCGTAAAAATAAATCTGTTAGCCGTTCAAAGATGGATAAGGCGTGTACTTATTTCAAGTACTATTTTGAACTGATGCCGAACGGCAAAAAAAATACATATAGGGCTAAAGATGTGAGGGAGTGGTGCAAGGATTACAATGCTGATAAGTTAAGACCTATATTTGACTGGACAGCCGAACAAACGCTGGATTTTATTAAGGCCAACAATCAACTACCAAACCCGCTTTACTATATGGGGTTTAAACGGGTTGGATGCTTTCCGTGTATAATGGCAGCCCATTCAGAAGTGAAATTAATTATTGAGCATCACCCCGAACAATGGGCTTTGATTAAACAAAAAGAGGTTGAACTTAAATCAACTATGTTTAAGCCTGACTACATACCTAAATGGGCTTGCACCGGAGTAGATAAAAATGGAGTCAAGTACCCGCTTGCATCTGATATTGAAAAGTACTTGATGAGGCATGACTCACAAGTTGATTTGTTTGAAAAGGAAATAGGGTGTATGTCAGTTTATAATTTATGCGAATGACCGAGAAAGAACACAAAGCCCGAAGAGCGATGTACGTAAAGGCATGGCTCGAAGGTGTAAAAAATAGGCCAGCTGAGATAAAAAAGCTATCTTTGCGGCTGTTTGTTTCTGAATCTACAATACGCAGGGATATTAAGCGTAAGGATTGAATTAAATTAGATAGTAGTAATGTAAGCCGGACTGTTGGGAAGCACTCCGGTTTTTTTTGTTGTTTGCCCAAATATGCCCAAATTTGGGTTTTTTGGGTATTGCGATACTTTTTGTTGCACCATGCATATACGTAGGACAATTAACATACTAGCCGTATTACTTTTGATGTACCAAATCGAACACATTAAAATTCATATATATGGCTATTGCAAAATATTCCAAAGTTTGTTCGGCAAATACGCCTGGCAATTCAAAGATTTTCTTTACCGAGGTCGCTAGCATCACATCCATAACGTTGACATCTGGTGAGATTTCAACAGTGACAATGAGCGGATCAAATAAGTTCTTCCAATTTCAAGCCGATGCCGACACTATACAATTCACTCAAGAAGGGGTAGCAAAGCAAAGTGCATCCGAAACCTTTAAACTTACTGCAAAGTTTAGCAAAAAAACAAAAGAGCTTATTGCAGCTAAACAATCATTGGTTGATGCCGTGGTTTGTGGTGTTGTAGCTATTCGTCAAGATGCTAACGGAAAATGCTTCATGAGTGGTTGGAATGATGTTGATAAAGGCGGACGGCCTTATAACAAAATCACGGTTAACTTCGATTCTGGGGCGCAGCCTACTGACGAGGGCATGAACGCCTACACATTCACCCTTGAGGGGTCACATGGTTTTGATGAGTTGCCATTTGATTCAAACCTTACATCCGCAATTGTTGGAGGAACTGCAACATACATAACATACTAAGATATGAGCCAGTACAAAGTAAAAAAGGAATATTTAGGCAAGGGGTCAAGAACGACCTTTTCTAAGCCTGTGCCTCAGGTGGGCTATCACCTTGAACTCGATAAAGCTACACCCGAACAACTCGAACAGGTGTATTTGTTCTGCCAACCTGATTTTATTGAAAAAGTGGAGGTAAAATAAATGGCTCTAATTACCAAAGCAGATATAATCCGTATCACTTCAGGCCGTGGTTTCAGTGAGTTACAAATCACTGACTCCGATATTGCTGTTTGTGAACGTAAGTATTTGCGTGATTTGGTATTATGTAAAGACCTTTATAACAAGATTGTTTCTAAACATGTTACGCCACAGCCGACCGGATACGGGTATTTTTATAACAAACCAGCCGTAGATTCAATTAACGGCATAGCCCCGACTGGATGGCACGTTCCGACATCTACGGAGATTAATGTACTTATAGCCTACGCAGGTTTAACCGGAGCGGGTAAGTTAAAGAGTACCAAGACACAGCCCGTTGCCCTAGGTTGGAATTATCCCAACACAGGGGCGACCGATGAGTATGGACTTGGCCTGTTAGCGGGCGGGAATGTAGCACCCGACACAGGAACGTTCAATAATTTAGGTAATACCGCTTATACTTGGCTATCAAACCAGATAACGGGCGATGATTACTGCATGGTGATTGAGCACGATTCTACAACGATAACATATGAAGATGTACTGGCAGGATTCGGGGCTTCGATTCGTTTAATTAAAGATGACCCCTCGGATTGGTACGATGGCATGACGGTTACAGATAAGGACGGTAATATTTACCCGACTTGTAAGATAGGTGAACAAGTTTGGACGGCTGCTAACTTCATGTGTACCAAGTATAATAATGGTGTAAGTATAGATATTGAAACAGATATTACATCTTTTGCCGCAACATCTGACGGGGCTATTACTTATAATTCTGATAATGCAAACGTAGGCACAATCACATATTCAGATTACAACGACTTCGAGACCCTATACATTCGTCCTTTGCTTGCTTGGGCTGTGTTCACGCATATTCTTGATCGGATACAAGTAGAGGTTACAGATCGTGGAATGTTCCAACTTGGGGCGCAAAATGCTCAGACTATTTCACGTGCTGACATTGAAGCGTTTAAGGCTTCGATTCGGGAAAACCTTAACAGCTACATGGAAGAGACTAGGCAATATGTTATTGACCGTGTGGAGGCCAACGATGTACTTTACAAGGGTTTCTATACGATTGATTCCGAAGAAACCGCTAAAGATGTGTCGTTTGTTGTGAACTCAAATACTAAAAAAACGTACCATGTTTGAAATTAAAAATATAGCAGAGGCACCAAGTGCAGAAATCAACATCTTCGGGGATATTGGCGAGGGCTGGTTCAGTGAGGGTGTTACGGTTGATAGTGTTATTGAGCAGTTGAATGGATTACAGGACAAGGAGATTACGTGTAATGTGAACAGTTTAGGAGGTGATTTGTTCCATGCCCTCGCTATTTATGACGTGCTAAGGATGCACCCCAAGACAGTAACAACTAAAATAGTTGGGGCGACTGCCTCGGCTGGTACTGTTATAGCAATGGCAGGCAAGACACGCCAGATGAGCAAGAACGCAGCTTTTCTAATCCACCAAGCCCAAGGCTTTGCGGATGGTAATGCTGATGAGCTGTTAAAAGAATCGCGCGAACTGGCCAAATTCGATGGCATACTTGCTTCGTTATACGCTGAGGTTACAGGCAAGCCTTCAACCGAGATGTACAACCTGATGAAGCAGGAGGTATGGCAGACAGCCGAAACCGCTAAAGACTATGGATTTATAACCGACATATTCAACACTAATCTAGTGCTGAACCATGCCGATTTGAATAATTTGAACTTGAAAGTTAAACCCTTAAAAATTACAAATATTATGACCGAAGAGGAAATTAAAGCCTTGCAAGATGAAAACCTTGCACTCAAGGCACAGGTCGAGGAACTCACTGCAAAACTTGCTGAAATCGAAGCTGCTAAAGAAGCAGAGCAAGCAGCCGCAATGGAGACCGAAGACGATGCAATAATCGACGCCGCTTGTGGTGATGGTAAAATCCCTGAAGAGATGAAGAACCACTTCAAGAATCTGATGAAATCGAACCGCACCGAAACACGTGAAATCTTAAACGCTATGCCAAAACCTGTTAAGAGGGTGATGGATGTTATCAAGAACCAGGCAGCAGGCGAAAAGACACCTAAACAGCTATTCAATGAAAGGTTGAAGGCTAACTTCTACAAAAACAATAAGGATGCCTACAGGGCAGACTTTAAATCAGCTTTCGGATACGAACCTAAACCAATAAATTAATACAATCATGGCAGAAATACTATGGCCTTGGGGAGCGGCAGCGACTGCATCCCTTACAGCAACCGGAACACAGGCGATCACGATTGGGGACAACCTCACTATTATTGACGGGGTCACTACCCAAGCAACTGGAAACAGAACTATCAACCTAACAATTGGATCAGTAGTATCTGCTGGTGCATTGTTATTCGTAAAATCTAAGACAAACGGTACAGAGACTACAGTTTTTGGAACCGGATTAACGGCAGCGACTATCACAGGCGAAGCAGGCAAGACCTACACGCAGGGATTTGTGTACGATGGGACAACCTTCAAGCCTTTGGGCGGGGCATCAAAAATTGATTAATTAACCTAAAACAATATCACAATGGCAATTCAAAAAGAACTCTGGTCTAGTGCGATACAAGAAAATTTCTACAAAGGAATTGAAGTTATCAAACAGGCATTTACAGACGACACTGTGTTCCTAATGTCTGGCGCAAATGGTGCTAAGACTATCCACGTACCCTCGGCTGGCTCACTCGGATCACCAACCAAGGGCAACTCTACCTATCCCGTGTCTATCACGGAGCGTACTGATCAAGACGTATCATACGATTTAAGCAACTACGAGATCGGACCATTACGCCTCGGTGCATTTGACCAATTTCAACTTGAGTACGACAAATTACAGAGCATAACCAACGACTTCATGGGTGGCCTCGGAGATCGTGCAGCCCGTGAAATCATGATCGCCAACTACCACTACACCTTAGGCAAGTATGTGAACACAACCGGAAGCGCATATGCCGCTCACGTGGCCTCAGGTACTGGAAATCGCAAAGGGTTAACTGGTGCCGATTTGCGCAAAGCCGCTGGAATCATGGACACTCAAGTAGTTCCTCAGAACGACCGTTATCTGTTAGTTGATAGCACGATGTTTTGGCAACTGATGGACGATATGGGCTACAACTCAACCCGCGTTGAGCTGAAATCAATGGAAGGCTTCCAAATCCTCTCAACCCCTGTTTACGGCTTTACCGTAATTACCATGCCTTTGGTTGTGACCGCAACCGCAGCCGGAGTAGTTAACGCTTTCGGAGCAACCGGTGCTACTACGGACGTAGCTGTTGCTTTAGCAATCCAGAAATCATGTGGCTCTTTCGCATCTACCGATGTGTTTAGTTTCACCTCAGAGCAACGTCCAGAATACTTCGGTGACATCCTGAGCGCAACGCTTTACTGTGGTGGAAGCTATCGTAGGTACGACAAGAAGGGCATTGTTCCAATCTTAGGAGTTTCTTAGTAAATTCTTTCATAGTTAGTAGTTTAGTTAATAGGCTGGCTGGTTTCAGTCAGCCTTTTTTAATAACATAAAAATATTTAAACATATGGCACAAGCAGATTTTTCACCAGTAGCTGAAACAGTTCGAGTGGTTGATTTTAGCCTGACAAGACCAGCTGACACAACAGCCTATACAATAGGCGATGTAATGGCAGATTCAGCCTCGGCCCCAACGATTTTAAAAATAACCGATGCCTTCAGGTTTGACGGTGCGGGCAACTTAATAACTTCATTGCGTGTATCTACCGATAACAAGTTATGGGCAGGCACACAAATAAGGTTCTACTTTTACAACGCCTCAGTAACAGCACAGAATGACAATGCAGCATTCGCACAGCTATACGCTAATGTTGCCAAGGGTGCAGGGTGCATTGATATTACATTCGACTCAGCAGCGACAGGGGCTAGTACGGATATGGTCGCTGGCCAGAACACAACCGACAGGCTAGGGATTCAGGCTCCGACAGATGGCAATGATATTTACATTATTCCTGTTATCCTCACCGCTTCGACCCCGACCTCAGCGCAAAAGTTTTATGGAAAGTTGACTGTAATACAAGGAGGTTAATATGTTTAAACACATATTACTTTCTGGCACTTCTATACCTGCCAAGCAAAAGGCTTTATTCTGGCTCGATGGGCGCTTTATGCTTATCGGGTCAGATTATTATTTCATTGATAGGCTAGGCAATAGGAACTTTTTAATCACAGGCTTTGACTTTGAGATTGCTAATGGCTTCCCATATAAAAGTGCAGCAACCATATCAGCACCTGCGGGCGATGCTACGCTTATAGCAGCCGATGTAAACAACTTTCTGTACGATTCGGGCGGCAGCCCTAACCAAATACCGGTAATATCACTGTTTCAAAATGTTGATTATGAGAATAAACTGTTTTGCAAGCATATAGCACAGGTTGTTGACGGCAATGGTGTAGAAACTTCAGAGCCTTATGTTAAGGATATTGTGCTGTACAATGCTGCCTTAACAGGTGCCGAATTAGCTACTGCAAACAGTTATTATGGTGTGCCTGTTGAAGTTACTGCAAATGTGCTATGGGTTTCAAAAACTGGTAACGATTCAACCGGAGACGGAAGTAAAGCAAATCCATATCTTACTGTTACAAAATTTATATCTGTTGGTAATGGTAAAACTTGTTATGTAAAAACAGGGATGTATAATGAAGTATTGTCATTTAATGGTAAAAATCAAACAATTATAGGTGTCGGGTTAAATTATTTATCTTCAACAACTTCAGGTACAATTCAATATGCTGGTGCTGCATCAAATACAGTAATTAAAGGATTTTTAGCATTAGAGACTCTTGCTAATAAAATTCTTATACAATGTGCTAATACTGCATTAGTATTTGATAAATTAAAATTGACAGGAGGTACAAACGATGTTAGGCACACTACAGGCGTAAGTCCTGTAACTATTACAAATAGCTTTTTAACAAAAATCCAAGAAAGGCTTTCGGACACAACTTATGACGCGTGTATATTTAAACCTTTAATTAATCAGTCAACACTTTTTCAAGCAAAAGGTTGTAAATTATCAATATTGCGTAGTAAAATAACAGAAAATACCAGCACAGGTTTAGTACAAGTTTCTGCTATTTTATCAGAAATATATATGTTAGGATGTGATTTCTATGGAAACACTTATGTTGACCAAGTAAATGCTTATGCTCCAAAAATCTCTATTCTAAGTTGTAAAATAAATTTAAAAACAACAAGCATTTTATCATATATAAATAATACTGAATCAAGAGTTATTAATGTAAACAACAATATTATTAATTCAGTTGGAAGTCAGAATAATCTAGTAAATTTGATAGGGAAAGGTACTTCTAAATTTAATGATAACATAATAATCGGGCAAAGTAGAGATTTTACCGTAAATATTAAAGGCAAGGATACCTTATCTACATTGGAATGTTTAGGCAACAAATCCTCATCTAAAAGTTTTATTGCAACTGTGTGGGATGGCAACTGTACGGTTCAAAACAACATATTTGATTCATCAGATTTCAGCCAAATAGATGTAAGTGTAAGCATAAGTTCCTTATCTGTTATAGCTAATGTTATCAATAACACATTGATAACAAAAATAACAGAGAAAGCATTGATTTTAATAGGAACTGAAAATGAATCGGTATCTTATGGAATGCTAAATGGTAGCATTGTTGCTAACAATAAGTTGTTAACTCTTCGCTATTACGATCAAACTCCAGTAGCACAACATGGGGTATTCATTTATTCACAATCTGTTGTAGCAAAATTTAATTTATTAAATGGTGCTATGCTTGGTTACGTAATGAAGTCTGCTGGAGAAACTTATGCAAGTGTAATACATCATAATATTGTTATTGATACTGACAATCCGTTCCTTTCAAAAGGAGCTCCTAATGTAAGTTATTATAACAATACGGCTATATTGAAAAAACAGGTTGAAACACCTATTTTTTTAGTATTAATGAAGGACGTTGAAATCGGTAATAATACATTTTCAATAAACACAAAATTTAAGAATAACATATGTGTTGATTTTAATGCTGGCAACGCAACTGTATTTGTGCAGGCCACAACTGGCGACTTGGTTGGTGCTGAAATAGATTATAATATTTATTATAAAGCTAATCCAGGAACACTATTTGCTTATGTTGATGGTGTTGCTAAAACATTTGCGGAATGGCAAGCCCTTGGATATGACACACATTCTGTTTTACTGACGCCATTACAAGCGGCTAACTTATTTGTAGACCATATAAATGGTAATTATTCTTTAAAAACAGGTAGTTCGGCTATTGGCGCAGGTGTTGACCTCGGAACAGATTATGATGATGGGTTAGATGTTTCAACATTTTGGGGCGATGACACTCAACTACCTATTGTCGTAACAAAACAGCAAGGTGAAGCTTGGGATTGTGGTGCGTATGTGAGTTAAATTTGTAAATTTGTAAGACTAAATTTATCACTATGAAAAAACCATTCATTCAAATCGACAGGTTGCAAGACCAAGGCACGCAAACAATTGGCATTCTTTCAGTTGTTCGGGACTTCACAACGCTATTCAGGTGCAAGACACTCGAATTAGGCTGGCACCAGAACGGGCGTAACATATCCTGTATCCCTTCGGGACTCTACAAATGCAAGAAGCACCACAGCGCAAGGCACGGGGACTGTATTCTTGTTCAGGACGTACCGGGCAGGGATGCTATACTATTCCATGCGGGTAACTTCAACTCAGATACAAGGGGCTGTATCCTGGTGGGTGAGCATTTCAAGAAGTTGAATAACGACACTTGGGACGACCTTACCAACTCGGATAAGACCATGAAAACGTTGTTAACGTGGCTGCCGGATGAGTTCGACCTTAACATCTTGCCTGCAAAATGAGGTACCTAATATTTATACTATTGTTGTTCGTGATGGCCTGCCGTTCGGTTCAACCTGTGCAGGTCGTTACGAACACGGTAAGAGTTGACTCGATTGTTACCATTCCTCCCGACTCTGCTTGGTTGCAAGCCCTTATTGAATGCGATAGCAATCACAGGGCATATGTCAAGGAGATACTCGGATACCAGAGCGGGCAAACTATTGATGTGCCTACAATCGTTATTAAAGACCGTATCTTAACGGTCAAGGCCAAACATGACACTATTTACAAGCCTGTTATTTTGGTTCGAAAAGCTCAGGTATTTGTGAAGGTAACGAACGTACTTACAACAATGCAAAGGGTGTTCTACTTTGCGGGGCTAATCTGGACGGGTGTATTGATATTGTTTGTGTTATTCCTAATTCTTAAACGCAGATATTTATGACAGACTTCGAGGTGTGGGTGTATCGAGGGTTGATATTATTCCTTGTTAGTATAGTTTTAGCGATAGTAAAGACCTTCTATTCGACTTACAAAGAACAGCAACTTGATGTTAAACAAACGCTTAACCAATTGAGCGATAGTATCGACAAGGTTAATGATACGATGGCACGGCTTAACATCACGCTTAATAGCACGGTGGTAAGTTGCCATGAAAAGCACAACTATATTAATGAAAAGCTCAACAATCTGCACTTAAGAGCCAATACACATGACTCCATACTTTCGACACATGATCGGGAAATTACAATACTAAAAGAAAAACACCATGAAAAATAGAATTTTAGAAAACTGGAAAAGTAGCCTGTTGGGGCTGCTGATCTTCGCCGCCTGTGGGGTGGCTGTGTACACAAATATAGCGACCTTTGCCGAGGTGGTGGGCTTTCTGACCACATCTGGGCTGCTGATGTGGGTGAAAGATACCATATTCAAAGTATAGTCTAACCAACTGAATATTAAGCCAGTATCTAACAAGGTGCTGGCTTTCTTATTTAGAATAAGTATAAATTAGCAAAATACTTGAAAATAGTTGCAAAAATACTTGACAAGTGGTGTATAAATGTTGTATCTTTGTTGCATAATAATTCAAACACATTACTACTATGAAAATTCAAAAATTAAACTCAAAATCTCAACCAATAAGTTTTGAAACTGAAAACAATATTGAAAAGGCTATAAAAATTTGGCATAACAATTTAACGCCCGTACAAAGAATTAGCTTGAGAAATGAAATAGGCGCAGATAAATACACACAAATCAGCAGAATGTATAATGCTTGCATTAATCACATTGCAAGTAATTTAGAAAAATATAATCAAAATTAACTCTTAAAAACTTACTACTATGAACGCTCAAGATTACATAAACGCTGTTAAAAAAATTAACGGACACGGACAAGAAATTATCCAATGCTTTGATAAAAAAACAGGCATGAGGGTATTTACAGCCCCAACTTTTTGGAGCGATGACGAAATAAGGGAAAACGCTATGTTTGAACTTGACTACGATTCAAAGGAGTTAAGGGCATCTATTGCAGAATACGTAATAACTTTAAGATAACTAATTAATCCCTGCGCTATCGGGATGACGGGCAATTACTATGAAAGCAAAGAACATGACTTTTCTAACCGAAGCACAACGTGACAATGTGCAACAATGGCAAGACGATCCAAAAAACCAATACAGCAACCTGTTTAGCGGTTGCGTTATTGAAATGATGCGAGAACTTTTAGAACGTGGCAAGGTTCGCACGTGCCGCAGTTCTAAGTTCTCAACCCGTGACCATACCGGAGCCGTATTAAATGCGTGCAAGATAGCCGGCATACAAGCAGATTATGCCAACGATGCACCAAGAGGGGGAGCAAATGGTTTTTATGTGTTCTTAACAGCATAACCAATGAAAGACGCAACGATTAAACAAATACAGGCATCTATTGATGAGCTGAAAGAAAAAGCTAGGATTGAATGTGAAAAAAACGGACAAACTGAATTTTTTAATTCATACTGGATTGGATACCTCGAATCTTCAATTACATATAACTTACTACCTAATTTACAAATAATACCTAAAACCAATGATTGATCCCTACACAACCCCGATACCTGACCATAACCTAATTGAGCCGAGTCAGGAGGATGAAAATTATATATTTTACTGTGACGGCTGTGGCTGTGAATGCTCAGAAGATGGTAAAATTTTAGGAAACGAAATATTTTGTCAAACTTGTTTAAACGCTGAATTATGATTGAAATTAAAAACAGATTTACATGTGAGTTAATAATAACAATTGATTCACTGAGCGGTGCCGACCTGAGCGGTGCCAACCTGAGACGTGCCGACCTGAGCGATGCCGACCTGAGCGATGCCGACCTGAGACGTGCCGACCTGAGCGATGCCAACCTGAGCGGTGCCGACCTGAGCGGTGCCAACCTGAGACGTGCCGACCTGAGCGATGCCGACCTGAGCGGTGCCGACCTGAGCGGTGCCAATCTGAGCGGTGCCAACCTGAGACGTGCCGACCTGAGCGATGCTAAGATTAATGAAACTACAGCCTTTTTACTCATTCAATGTCCTCAAGAGGGGGCTTTTATTTGCTTCAAAAAGGCATCAAATAAAATAGTAAAGCTATTAATTCCTGAAGATGCCCTACGTAGTTCTGCTACTTCGTATAAATGCAGGGCTTCTAAGGCTCTAGTCCTTGAAATTCAGGAGCTAGACGGTACTAAATCTGACATTATTAGTATCTGTTCAAGTTATGATAATTCATTTGTTTACGAAGTAGGCAAAACGGTTGAGGTTGATGACTTCGATACTAACAGATTTAACGAATGCTCAACAGGCATACACTTTTTTATTAACCGTGAAATGGCAGTACAATACAATTAATCATGAACAAACAAATCCAAAAAGCAAAAAAAGCCCTCCCGAAAGGTTGGCTCACCAGACTCCAACTGCAAATCTTCAACCGGACGGGTATTGAATACCATTACGGATATGTGTCCCAAGTACTATGCGGAAAGGGCGAAAACATGATAATTTTGCAAGAGTTTATTACCCTGTGCAGGGAGTATGAGGCCGAAAAGGCCGAAGTAACTAATCAATTGAAAGGGCTAGTAAAATGAGAGAAATACTATTTAGAGGGCAGAGGGTCGATACGAAGGAATGGGTATTTGGAAGTCTTGTAAAAGTACCAATCAAACAAGATTTATATAATACTTATAGAATTTACTATCAACCATTTGAATGTGCTTCAAGTAACACATATCATCAAGTCTTCCCCGAAACAGTCGGGCAGTTTACAGGACTGACCGATAAGAACGGTAAGAAAATATTTGAGGGGGATATTCTGCAAAAATGGGATGTTGATTACGATAAATGTATAGAACTAAACTACATTTATGATGAAGAACCAATGAATGCAACAAAAAAAGATGTTGCTACAATGGGAAGGTTTCCGGTGTATTGGCTTAGAAATGAATCGTTTGGTTATGAAGGTGATGATTTAGAATCGCCTAATGACTGGGAAATCATCGGCAACATCCACGACAACCCCGAACTACTGAAAGGAGGCCAGTAATGAGCGAAGTAATCTTCATAATCTGCACAATACTAGTTATCGTATGTTGGAAAGATTACATAAACAAATCTTTTACATATGATAAACAAAATAATGAAAACGAAAGTAAAAATTCGTAAATTTGTACACACTTTAATACTTACTATCTATGTCAGACGAACTAACTAAATACGGGGGGGATAACAACCTCCCCGC